GAAGAAAAAGCCCAAGGCCGGCGACGACTTCGAATCCGGAGGCGCCAAATTCCTCAAGGTCGACGACGGGCTCGGCCTGGTGATCGGCTTCGCGATCGTCTGCAAAGAGAACGGCCAGGACTATTTCGACACCCAAGACGACCACGTTCCGGAACAGTCGATGCTCGAGGCGGCATCGGACTTCATGCTGCACAGCCGCGTCGCAAAGGACATGCACGAAGGCGATGAGGTCGGGACGATCGTATTCGCTTGGCCGCTGACGACCGACATCGCGAAGGCGATGGGCATCCAGACCAGCACCACCGGGCTGATGATCGCGATGAAGCCGCCGGCGGACATTCTCGCAAAATTTAGGAATGGTGATTACACCGGCTTCTCGATCGGCGGCCGGCGCCTGGTCGACGAAGAGGTGGCCTGACGTGACCGAGGGGATTGCATTCGGCCTGGCGGCGCCTGCGGCGGTGCGCTGGCTGATCGGCGAGGAAAAGCAAATCTATGATCGGGTGATCGCGTTCTACATGGGACACGTCGACACCGAGATCGTCGAGGTGGTTGGACCGCCGACCGCGGAGGAAGCGGCCGAGGTCAAGCGCCGCGGGCATGGCGACACGGTACCGCTGCCGATCATCCGGCTCCGGATGCGGCTGGCCGAGAACCACAAGACCGGCGAGCACGGCGTCGAGGTGACGTGCAATGAGAAAGATTTGGCCGAGGTCGAGCGCTGGGAGCGCCTGGCGATGCTGACCAACCTCAAGATCGGAAAGGTGCACTGATGAGCCGACGGAACATCATGCGGGCCTTCAAGATGCACGAAATTTCGGCTGTCGATCGGCCGGCTCAGATCGGCGCACGCGCCGCCATCCTGAAGCGCGACGATCGCACTGATGTCTACTGGAAGCGCGATTTCTCGCAGGATCAGCGCGACCATGCGGCTAGTACCGGCGCGGCGTTGCCGGACGGGTCCTTCCCGATCCAGAACGGGAGCGATCTTTCGAACGCCATCCACGATGTCGGCCGGGCTCAAGATCCGGCCAAAGCAAAATCGCACATCATCGCAAGGGCGAAAACGCTGGGATTGACCAGCAAGTTGCCCGACGGGTGGATGAGCAAGCACGAAAGGATCGAAGATATGTCTCCCGAGGAAATCCAGAAGGCAATCACTGACGGCATCGCCGCGGCGCTCAAGGCCGCACCGCCCAAGAAGCCGGCTCCGAAGATGGATGACGGCGAGCCGGATGCCGACGACGAAACCGCGAAGTCCTGGCAGGCCTATGTGGTCAAGGCAATCGCGAAGGCCGTCACCGCGGCCAAGACCGAAATGCAGACCGCCTTCGACAAGGCTGCCGAGATCGCCAAGGGCGACGAGATGATCGTCGACGCCGAGGGCAATGAGCTGCGCAAGTCCGCGGTCGGCGAGAATGCCTTCAAGTTCATGAAGGCGCAGGCCGAGAAGCTCGAGCTCGAGGAATTCGGCAAGCGCGCTGCAACCGAGATCCCGCATCTGCCTGTCGAGGTCACGCTCAAGGCCAGGGTCCTTCGTGCAGTTTCGAAGCTGGACAAGGACATCAAGGAAGGTCTCGAGGCCATGCTCAAGGGCGGCTCTGCGGCCGTGAAGAGCATGACCAAGTCGAGCGGCATCCACGTTCCGGACGCCGTCATCTCGGCTGAGGCCCAGCTCGAAACCCTGACCAAGGCGCACATGGAAGCGCACAAGGTCGACCACGCCACGGCGTACAGCAAGGTGCTGGAAACCCCTGAGGGCGGTCGTCTCTACAACGACGCCACTCTCGCCAAGCGCGCCGCTGCCCGGTCCGCGGCCTAACGGTCGCGCGCTCGATCAGCACCCCTCGCGGCCGTTGCGCAAAAGAGAACCGCAACGGTCGCTTAACCAGGAACAGGATACGAGGGACCCATGTCTTTCGACTTCAACCATCAACTCGATATCACCTTCGAGGCGTCGGGCGATCTTTCGACGAAGCAGTATCACTTCGTCACGCTCGATTCGAACGGTCAGATTGCCGTGTCTACGCGCGGCGCTCTGTCGGTCGGCGTCCTCCAGGACAAGCCCGCGGCGATCAACCGCGCGGCTCAGGTCAGGTGCCTGCTCGTCTCCAAGATCCTCTTGGGCGGCACCGTCACCAAGGGCCAGGCGCTTGTCGCTGATGCCAATGGCGCCGCGGTCAACGCGTCGTCTTCGGACAATGCCTTCATGGGCTTCGCGATGGAGGGCGGTTCGTCCGGCCAGATCATCGCGATGCTCTTGCAGCCGCGTGGTCTCAGCTAGGTCGCTGTAGAGCTCGCACACACCCAACCAGGAGAGGGGCCGCCCTTATGCGAGGGCGGCCCTTCTTTTTGGTACCCGATCGATCCGGCATCAGAGGGAAATCACCATGCCGAATCCCGTCTCCGGCGACGTCCACGTAAGTGTACCGCTGACCAATATCTCGATCGCCTTCATGCAGAAGCCAGAGGCCTTCGTGGCCGACCAGGTGTTTGCCAACATCCCGGTGCAGAAGCAGGCCGATCGTTACTTCGTCTACTCCCGCGCCGACTTCAATCGCAACACGATGCGCCGGCGTGCACCTTCGACCGAGACGGCAGGTGCCGGCTGGAACATCGACTCGACGCCCAACTATTTCGCGGACGTCTGGGGCCTCCACAAGGACATCGACGACGGTTTGCGCGCCAACCAGGACGCGCCGATCAACATGGACCGCGACGCCACGCTGTTCCTCGCACAGCAGGGCATGCTCAATCGTGAGGTCAATTGGGCCTCGAAATACTTCACGACCGCCGTGTGGACCGGTGCGGCCGTTGATGTCACCGGTGTCTCGGCCTCTCCGGCCGGCAACACCGTGATCCAGTGGTCGGACGCGACGAATGCCACGCCCGTCCAGGACGTGAAGCTCTACAACGACCGGATCCATCTCGGGACCGGCTTCCGTGCCAACAAGCTTGTGATGGGCCGCCAGGTCTGGACCAAGCTGTCGGACCACCCATCGATCACCGACCGCATCAAGTACGGCGCAAGCCCGAACGCGCCGGCGATCATCACCAAGCAGGCGGTCGCCGCCCTGATGGAGATCGACCAGATCCTCGTCATGGATGCGATCCAGAACACCGGCGCCGAAAGCGCCACGTTCAACGGTGGCGAGGTGAACGCGTTCATCGGCGGCAAGTCGGCGCTGCTGGTTTACTCGAACCCGACCCCGTCGATCCTGCAGCCGTCCGGCGGCTATACCTTCAGCTGGACCGGCTACACCGGTGCGGGCCCGATGGGCCAGCGGATCAAGAACATCCGCATGGAGCCGATCTCTTCGGACCGCATCGAGATCGAAATGGCCTACGACCAGAAGGTCGTCGCGCCGGAATGCGGCGTGTTCTTCAACACCATCGTCGCCTAAGTTTCCTCCCCCGATTGGTAGGCGACAAACTGGCCCCGGCTCTCCACAAGCCGGGGCTTTTTCTTTTGGCTCAACGCTCCGTTAAAGGTTTCGGCAGAGCGTGCGACGTCATGATAAATCCCCAATTCTGGCAAGACCATCAGTTTGACGCCGCCGCCACCTTCATCGTTGCAGGCTGGCTGCCGGGCTTCACCCACAAGGGCTACACGCCGAAGCGCGGCACCGTGTTCGATAAGAGCGGTATTCGCGAGGACCGACTGCGGTCGCTGTACGAATCGCGCTGGATCCGGATGGCGGAAGCGGGCGAGGAGCTGACGTACCAGCAGCTCGCGATCGTCACCAAGCAGGCGGACGCCGTCGTCACGGTTGAGCCGGCGAAGCAGCCGCGCAAGCGAAGCCAAGGGTGAGCCGGCTGGCCGACATCGGACGACGGAATGGAGTCCAGATGATTCAGGCCCCGATGTCTCCGCTGCCACCACTCGGCAAGGTCGATGCACCGTGGTGGGATGACAAGCCGCTCGCGATCGTCGGCTGCGGTCCGTCACTACTCGGCTTCGACTTCCGCAATTTCGAGATCCCTGGCGTCCGCGTCCTCGCCGTCAAAGAGGCGGTGTGGGATCTCCCGTTTGCAGAGGCGGTGTTCTCGCTCGATCGCCCCTGGATCAATCGGCAGGCCCAGCTGCTCCAGGACTCGCCGATCCCCAAGATCTTCGCGGTTGAGCCCGAGGTGCGGCCGTGTGCCGACATCGTCGGCGCCACCTATTTGCTGCGCTCGCGCTTCGAAGGCTTCTCCGACGATCCCAGCATAATCCAGTCCGGCGCCAATTCGGGCTTCGGCGCCGTCAACTACGCCTACCTGAAGCGCGCCGGACGCAACCGGAAACCGATCGTGTTGTTCGGCTTCGATTATCGACCGGGCCCGCACTACTGCCAGGCGCGATATCACTGGCAGGAGGTCAATCACAACGAACGCTACTGGATCAACTGGGGCGACAACTTCACGGCTTGCCGCAACCAGCTGGAGCGCGCCGGCGTCGTGATCATCAACGCGTCGCCGCAATCGACCGTGAAGGCCTTCCCGAAGGTCTCGATCGAGGAGGGGCTGAAGTGTCTGCTAAACGCCTGATCTTCATCGGCTACGATCCGCGCGAGAATGCCGCGTTCGCGGTGGCGCGCGAAAGCTGCAAGCGCAAGATGACGGTGTCGATCCCGATCTATGGACTCGTGCTGAAGGATCTGCAGACGCTGGGCTGGTATCAACGGCCGATCGAATGGCGCGCCTCCGCGGCCGACAAGCCTGTGATGTGGGACGTCGTCAGCGATGCCCCGATGTCGACCGAGCACGCCAACGCGCGGTTCTTCGTGCCGAGCATCGCCAGAAACGGATGGGCGCTCTTTACCGATGGTGACGTCCTGTTTCGCGGCAACGTCTGCCGGCTGTTCGATCAGCTCGATAATTCGAAGGCGGTGGTTTGCGTCAAGCATGATCACATCATCGCCGACGGCGTGAAGATGGACGGCCAGGTCCAGACGCAGTACGCCCGCAAGAACTGGTCGAGCGTGATCGCGTTCAACTGCGATCATCCCGCCAACGCTCCGCTGTTCGATCTCAAATTCCTCAACGAGACGCCGGGCCGTGACCTGCATCGGCTGTGCTGGTTGCCAGACGAAGAGCTGATCGGCGAGCTGCATCCGTGCTGGAATTACCTGGTCGGGCACTCCGATCCGCAGATCACCGCCACGATCGCGCATTTCACTTCCGGCGTTCCCGATATGCCGGGGTACGAGAATCAGGCCTACGCCGACGAATGGTTCCGGGCCCGTGAGGAATGGGCGCGCGGCGCCTCCTCGATGCTGGTCGACTTGTGGGCGAGGTCGCCGTGAAGGTCGCGCGCGGCGACCGGGTCAGGTTGACCGATGCCATGGCGGACGTGATGAACCGCGGCCTAACGCCGCGGCCCCGCAAGGTCAGCGTCCAATGGCGAGATCGCGTCGGGACCGTGATGTGCACGCCGCGTTGCATGGCCTCCATGATCAGGATCAGGTTTGACGATGGCAGCAGGAACGAGTTTCCGATCGGAGCGCTCCAGCATGTTGATGGCCCCGTTCTTTGAACCGATCAGCGGCAAATGGATCACGCAGATACCGCCGCTCGAACCGGCCCCTGAGCCCGTTGTGACGCTGAGCGAGCACGAGCTCGTCGCGAGAAACCTGCGCCTCGACAAGATTTGGGAAGCTACCGTGTCCAGCGCGCTCGCCTGCCAGATCGAGCCGGCGCCGAAACGCGAGATCGAGACCGAGGGCGATGGGTCTGGGGGATGAGTTGATCGGCGCCGGGCTGGCGCGCGGTGCCGCTGGCCGCGGCCGCCGCATCGCGTTCGGCGACGGCCGACAGATCATCTGGCACGAGAACGCCCGCTTAATTTTTTCCCGCAATCCTAACGTGGCGCCGCCAGGGACCGAATGGTGCGGCGATCTCGACTGGATCGCCCACTATCCCGGAAAGCGCTGCTATTGCCAGGTCAGCCACAACGGCGGTCGCCGTCATTGGCAGTTCACGCCCGGGACAGTCCAGCCAGGCGAGATCTATCTCAGTGCGGAGGAACAGGATGCCGCTCTTCGTCGTGTGGGTGATGGCGCTGATCGTCTGGTCATCCTGGAGCCCAACACCAAAGCTCAAGCTCCAAACAAAAGGTGGCGCCATGAACGATATGCCCTTGCGGCTCGACTACTGGCAGCGAAGGGGTACCGGGTGGCTCAACTCGCTTCCGGCGGGATGGCTCTTGGTGGTGTCGAGCAAATTCGGTCCGAAAGCTTTCGTGTCGCCTGCGCGGTTCTGCAACGCGCCAGACTGTACATCGGCCCTGAAGGCGGCCTGCACCACGCCGCGGCGGCGCTCGGCACGCCCGCCGTCGTCATCTTCGGCGGCTTCATCGCTCCCGCGGTGACCGGATATGCGATGCACCAAAACGTTTTCACGGGCGATGGGCTGGGGTGTGGTCGGGTGGACCCTTGCGATCATTGCCGGCGATGTCTGGACAAAATCACGGTCGACGACATAATGTCGCGCGCCTTGAAGATCCTGGAGGATCGGTAATGAGCGCGGTTGGTCTCACGCTGTCGAAGCATTACCGCAAGCTCAACACGCGGCTTCACGAGCGGGCGCCGCATTACGGGCGCTCCGGGCAGCTGCACGCCGCGACGATCCGCACCCTGATGATGAAGTTCAACACCATGGATGTCCTGGACTACGGCTGTGGTAAATGCACGCTGCAGGATGCGCTCGACATCCACATCAGGAATTTCGATCCGTGTGTCCTGGAGCTGTCCGGATTGCCGGCGCCGGCGGACATCGTCGCCTGCATCGAGGTGCTCGAGCACGTCGAGCCGTTCTATCTCGGCGCTGTGCTGGCCGACCTGCGGCGGTTGACGAAGCGCGTGATGTTCTGCACCGTCGCGACGGTTGAATCGACCAAGCTGCTCGACGACGGCCGCAACGCGCATCTGATCGTCGCGCCGGAGTTGTGGTGGCTGGACCGGATGGCTGAGGCCGGCTTCCATGTCTTGCACGTCATCGATCGCCACGAATTCGGGTTTTACGTCACCGCAATCTGAGGAGGAGTTATGAAGGTCACACGCGAATTTCAGGGCAGGATGCTAGCCGGCCACCACCAAGCCAGAGTCGCCCATGTCTATCTTGACGGTGTCGAGGTCAGATGGTGCACGATGGTCGACACCGACAAGGGCGAGTTGGAGAAACTCAAGTTCGATGATGGCGGCAAGTTGCTTGTAGCCGGTGACGAGCTCGCCTCGGAACATATGACCGGCCTCATTGGCCGCCTGCGGGTGACCTACGAGGAAGAGGTGGCGGCACCGCCGCGCGACATCATCAGCATGGGAGTATCGCGATGAAACAGGTCCGCGGCTTCTGGCTTCCCGACCACGAAGAGCATCTGATCCACTTCATCGAGAACGGGCCGGAGTTCGCCGGCGGCCCGACCTATCAGCTCCACAAGCTGATGGCCTGCATGCCGCACATCAAGAATTTCGGCCACGCGGTCGATATCGGCGCGCATTGCGGGCTGTGGTCGCGGCCGCTGTCGAAGATGTTCGGCCGCGTGACGGCCTTCGAGCCTGAGCCGGAGCACCGGGCGTGCTTCTTCAAGAATATTGGGATGGGAGAGAACGTTGTCCTGTACGACTACGCGCTAGGCGACGAAGATCGATTTGTTACCATGAAGACGGGACCGAATTCGAGTGGTGACACGATCGTCGAGATCAAGCACGGCGATGGTCCGATAGCGCACATGATCAAGCTCGATAGTCTCGATCTGCCTCGCATCGACTTCCTCAAGATCGACTGCGAGGGCTTCGAGTATTTCATCCTGCAGGGCGCCGAGCAGACGATCAAGAAGTGGCGGCCGACGATCATCGTCGAGCAGAAGCCCGGCAAGGGGAAACAGTTCGGGCTCAACGACACCGCGGCCGTGACACTGCTCGAGTCGTGGGGCGCCAAGGTCGTCAAGGAAATCTCCGGCGACTTCATCATGAAATTCTGATGCGATGCTGTGGTGCTGCATCGAACCGGAGCGCGTCGACAAGACGACGCCGATCATGCGGGCGATCGCAACCGGCTTCGGCGGCCGGACCTGCCTCGGTGAGCCGCCGGATGACGGCGAGATGTTCGTCGTCTGGGGACAGATGTGGACCGCGCTGAGCGCGATCCGGAAGGCCCGCGCGACCGGCCGGCCTTACCTTCAGCTCGATAACGGCTTCGTGCGGCCGGGCCGCGGCGGCCTCGAGGGCTACTACCGGATCAGCTATTGCGCGCCGGGCCCGGTCATGTGGTGCGGAGCACCGCGGGCGCGTCTCAGCGTGCCGATGCAGCCGTGGCGGACCACCGGCCGGCAGGTCGTGATCGGTGTTCCTGGCGAGCATTTCGGGCGCGCGTGGGATCTCAACATGACGGCATGGACCGCGCAATGCGTCCAGGCTTTGCGACGGCACTCCCAGCGGCCGGCGGTGACCAGGTTGAAGAGGAGCGCGGTCCCGCTCCAGATCGAGCTGCATAACGCGTGGGCGGTCTACACCCATTCGAGCAATATTGCGGTTGATGCCGTGCTGGCCGGCATCCCGGTGTTTTGCGCGCCGACCTGCCCGGCCTCCCCGGTTGGCAGTCTCGAGATAGCCGAGATCGAGCGGCCCGTTATGACGGAG